GTAGCGTCAGGAACAATTAATCTTCCAGTATCCGTAACAAATGCGCCGGAACCCTGAACGACAGTGCCTCCTGTCCCATCGGCACGAACAATAGCATTATCAGATGAGCCGACAGTCCCACCAAGACTTCCCGGAGGGCCGGTTGGGCCGGGAGGACCGATAACGGATCCAGCGTTTATGGTGCTTCCATCATGCCGAGATAGTATTAAATCCCCACTAGAAACTGAACCACTAACAATCGCCTGGTCCTCAATTGCCTGCATTCGAGCAGCAGTAAATCCTGTAACTGTAGCCATTAGAAATTCCTTTACTCTGTTGTATCAGAAAGACTATATGAATCTGGAGTCAAAGTTGTGACGTTTGCGTTAAGTATAGTAAATGTCCCTGTCGTGCTATTAACGGTTATTAGCTCTGCGTGATCGGTCGATGCCGTCCAGGTACCATTACCATTATCGGAAATACTAATAGCTACTATGCTAGATAGGTCTTGTGTGTCACTGATTCTATACTGAAAATCAGTCTCATATACCGCATTCGCCTTCTCTAATCTAAACTCGTCATTAGGCAAGAGGAATATGTATCCCTCATAATCACTTGATGCAGTCCATGTCCCATCACCATTATCAGTGATCTTCATATAGGCCCAGTTCTGCATAAGCATGGGAAGACCGAGTACTGTCTCTATCGTTGGTGTATATGTTTCGTCACCATAAAGGCGGCGCTCAATTTCAATTAGAAGTCCTGGATCAACTTCGTCAGTGATAATAGTCATATAAGTAATCGGCGAACCACTACCATCACTATTAAAATCTGATACCGGAGTCGGATACGTCGTTAACTCCCAGGCTATTTCTACTGGTTCTAAGCTATCAGCCTGCGTCTCATAAGTCCGATCGACTGGAGAAAACACGCCTGAGAATATAACATGAATTTTATAGCCGCCACCGACATCTCCACCAAGATCATTCCCGATCTTTGTTCTATATGAGAATGCTACAGGAAGAGAAACCTGTTCGCCTGCGGTTATACCTCGTCTTGGTGTGTAATCCCCAGTGATATACTCTAGAACCCAAGGATATGTATAAGCAGTAACGGTTGCTGAAAAAGGCTCTCTAGTCTGACTCTCGCCTATCTTTACGCCATCATAATATATGTTTTCCTTAGTTCTTCCATGGTTCTCTTCAACGGAAATTAACCCGTTCCAGGGAAGAACGGTGCCATCGGTGAAGTAAAGAACCCCTCGGTCGAGACCCGACTCATATGCTTTCTGACCAACATCATCCCAAACAATTTGCGGCATATGTCTCCCTTTCTTATCCAGAAGTTCCAAGTTCACGTCGGCGACGAGCATTCAACTCTCTGTTTCTTGCCGCCGCTTCGTGTCTCCCCATCTTTTTCGGTTGTGAGTTCTTAAGGTTACATATTCTTATAAGTGAGAACAAGCGATTCAGATGCCAGTTCTCAACTTCAAAAGGAATGTTAAATGCGACCAACCAATAATATATGAGCTCCGAAGTTATTCTTTCACCACGACGCCCCTTAACTTCGGGCATCTCTCCAAAGGTCGTTGCTGACTCTGGCGACTCAATATACCGGTTTATCGCCTCAAAGTCACTTTGCGTAAGAATTGATATTGGATCCTCAACAGGATTCTCATTTGTAATCATAAATCGTATATAATCTAGAACTTCATTTGTATCTTTCTCATCACTATCTAAGAATGGTCTTTTGTATTTTGACTCCCATTTTGACAGGGAGATCAGAGAATGTTCAAGTTCTAGGATTAATCCGTTCTTTGTGATAAATGATTGCGTCTCTTCGTCAAAGAACTCGTCTCCACCAGTTTCAATCTGTAACATTCTCTGATCTCCCTTGTCAATTGAATCAGAAGTCGAAGAACCAATCGTCGTCGACAACGGCCGGGAACTTATACCCGGTGTTCGGCATCGCCGTGACGATCTTATCCTCAGTAATGGCGGGCTGAGCACCAGAGGTGAGAGCCACACCATCCATGTAGTAGGTGACTCCGGTGACCGAAGGAATCGTAATGACCTTCGTACCGCTATTATAAGTCGGAGCCGTAGGCGTAACCTCAGTCAAAGCACCAGAGAAGATCGCCAGAACTGCGGCGGGCGTTGGCAACGACGGATCAGTACCAGCCGTACCGTAGAGGAACTGCTCAAGCTCAGCCAGATCACCAGCAGAGACCTGAGTGGAATCAACCGTGATGATCGAAGTCGGAGTGTAACCAGCAACAGCAACCGGAACCGTGGTAAGCTCCCAGCTGAACGTGATAGCCTCAGGCGAATCGTTCACGGTAGAGTAGGCCCGCTCTGAAGGGCTTGCGCTGCAACCATAAATCATATGCAATTTATAGCCATGCGCGTCACCGTCAAGATCATTACCAATCCGAGTCCGGAAAGACAGACCAAATGACTTCCGGCTCTGCTGTCCAATGGTAACGCCAGGGCTAGGGACACCAAGACCATCAAACGGCGCAAACTCATCGGGATAAGTGAACGCCTCAATCGTGGCGCCAAACTCCTCAGCAGAGAAGAGGTTGAGGTACTTGACGTTGTCGGCGTACTGAGCGCTCGGCTCGGCGCCAGAAGGAGACTCCGTAACGGAGGTCAAACCATTCCAAGCTACGCCATTGTTATAGACGCCAGAACTGTTAGGGATGTAGAGGACGCCACGATCGACACCAGTCTCATAGACTCGCTCGCCAATGCCGTCCCAAGTCAGGATAGCCATGTTATCTCCTCAGAAGTAGAGAGTGTATACGTCATGATTCAGATTGTCAGCCGTAAAGAAACGCTCAAAACGAGACATCGGTAGTGCGCCAACCTTAGCGGGTATGAGGCTGTCTGGGTCTCGATCTATAACAGTTATCTGATAGCGAATCGTCGACTTATACGGATTGTCATCCGCGTATTCTGTTTGAATGTTGTCTCGATGATAGACAATGCACGGATATTTCATCTTCACCGTCGGAGGAGGTTGAAAATATACATTGTCAGTACCAAGAATTGAAACCAGCTTAGTCTGGAGCTGGAGGCGTGGGGCCATTGTAAACACTCCCAAGACTAAGGATAAGCCGGGGGCTTCTGACCTCGACCGAAGTCACAGACCAGAGAACCCCCGACCATCGCACGTATTTAATATCAAAGAAGTGTTCGACGGCATACTCATCAGCAACTATGCTAATTGAGTTCCCCACGGATATATCGTTATTAAGTGATTCTCCAGATTCTAAACGTCGAGTGTTTCGAATAACGTCCCCAAAATATGGGAACTCAACGATAGAATCAACCCAAACGCCAGAATTGTCTGGTGTCTCTATAGACTCACCATAACCAACTTCTCCGTGAAATCTTGCCATCGTAACTCCTTATCAGGCGTCGTTCTCGAAGCTCCAGGTGTCATCATCACTGGTCGCGAAGTAGTAACCAGCAGCCGGCGTGGCGTTAACCACATAGGTCGTCCCAGAAGCAACGGCATAAGGCGAGCCAGCAGCGTTGATAACCGTGCCGGAGCCATTCTTGTAAACAACGCCGGTGGTGTTAACAATCGTCACCTGAGTACCATTGAAGGTCGGAGCCGCAGGCGTCACCAACACATCCGAGCCAGCAACCTTCTTGATGGCAATAGCCGACTTCAACTTAGTAAGAGCACCAGAGATACGCGTCTCAATCAGATACTTGTACTGGTTGTAATCGATGTCGAAGTCATCGAACATGCTGACGTTCCCGCCCTGATCGGCGCCAATGACATAGTCCGACATGTTGACAAGAACACCAACAATGTCCGGGTACTCCTCCATTGCCTCGACCGGAACAATCTCCTTGACCCGGAGCTCAGCACAGACCTCATCCAGGCTCTTGTAGATGCGACGACCGACAGTATCCTTGAGGATCATGAACTTCGAGATCACGGTCTCGGTAGTGTAAAGGGTCGGAAGACCAGAACCACGGTACATCGCCCGATGCAGAATAAGAGCATCGATGACCTCAGAAATCGAGGAGTTCGAGTCATCAAGATTCACGTTGATGACGGAGGTGTACAGCTCATGGTCCTTGGCGATCGGACGAATGTTCTGCTCGTTGATCTTATCCTCGTGCGAGACATCACGACCATCCGAGAGAAGAATCGCTCGCGCAATCTCCTCATCGAGCATGATCCGCATCTCACCCTTGAGCCAGGCAACAACGTCGAAGTCAGTGATGTCGACCATATCATCACGATCGAGCTTCTGCTTCTTGTAGATCGTGGTGGGAATCGTGACACGAGATGCAACCGGGAAGAACTCTTCCTTCTTCATCGTACCAGTAACATAACCCTTGGCTCGAGCGTCCTCATAAGTGAGGTCTGCCGAGATGGTCTTGATCCGGCTGAAGGGGCTCTTTCGAGCGCCATTCAGAACGTTGTTAACCCACTCAGTACGCCGAGCAAAGAACTCAGGCGTAGAGTTGAGCGTCTTGGCTTCCGGGAAAAGGACGTTGATATCGGTGATGCCATGCTGGAGAGCATAACCATCAACGGCATCCTTCAGGGAACCAAGTTTAGAGGCATCAGCAACGATGCCCTCAATGTCAGCATGCGAAAGCGTGATGGCAGACCCACTGACGCTATCGGTGTCCTTCTCGAAAACATTCTTCGACACGTTGTCACCTTCCTTATCGGAGTTTGAGTGCTCGGCAGTATTATCAGATTCCTCGACGATGCTCATAGCCTCGCCAAGCATGTAGTGAAGCACTTGCTTCTGTTTCTCATTCATGGACTCATAAATATCAGAGATGGTCTCATCATCGTCATCATCCGAGGATCCATCATCAGCGTGCTCAATCTCAGTATCATCACCAGAAGAGTGCTCAACACCAACGTCTTCGAACTCAAGTCCAGTGTAAATAACAGCCTCATCATCCAGAGTCTCCTCAAGGCCATCCGAGTGTCGAATAGTGACACTCTCAATAACAGCGCCAGGGTTTGCTCCAGACAGAACGAGACTAACCTCACGAATTGCTCCGTGCATAACTCGCTTCGAGCGCTCAATCAAATCGTTTGCCCAAATCGACATCATAGTGATGTCGCCATGCTCGAGGAGCCCGGCAGAATGCTTTGCCTTTGCTGAGTCATTGAAGAACCCATAGGCATACATTCCATCAGGACGAGCCTCAAGAATCGCGTGCCCAAGAACATTCTCGGGATCGGTGTGGCCATGCTGCCAAACAAGAGGCACCTTGACCTGGTCCTGATGTGCAAACGCACTAGGCGTAATCACTCGCCCATCAGTACACTTAAGCCCCGCCTTGGTGGCGTAGCCGCTAAAATCTGCTTCCATTTTGACGTTCCTTTCTTAAGAGCTAGCCACGTCGGTGGAAATTGACTGTTGTGGCATGTTGCTATTCACAAGTTGGTCTGCTTTTGGATCGTTTGCTGGTGGGAATCCAATAACCCCACGAATCTCATTAGATGTAAGAATCTCATTCCTGGTGAACTTGTCCGCAATCTCAGCTAACTCGGAAACTGGGACTAGCTGGAACGGATCTCTCATATACTGGATTCGCTCACCTTGATTGGTTCTGCTTAAACCGATGAACGATCTCTGCATGGCTTCTGTTACCGAATCGAGAACAGGCTTAATAGATCGATTATAATAGTTAATCATGGCTTTCTCATCAGCCGTCCCATTCATAATGTCTTCGGTAATACCAAGTTGTGCATACAACATGGCAGTTAGGTATTCGACCTGTTTAAGTAAGTTGTTTTCTGCGGGTCGGTTCAATTGTGTAATCTTTTCGGTACCATCGGTATACGCAATACCATACTGGCTACCTTTTAACTGTTCCTGAATGTCTATACGTCGTTGGTCAGCCTGAGCCTTCCTAGCTTCACTCTTAATAACATATGGCAACTGGATGATCAGGTCTAACTTACCAGAACTCGATTGCTCATCGACAGCGTCCAAAAGCGTTAGCTTACGTAAGAGCCTCTGAAGAGTCGAATTCGGCTCATTCATTACCGCAAAGAGTGGGTTCTCGACGATAGCCACGTAGTTCTTCTCTAATATAATCTCTTGCCTTTGTCCTCGAGCCTCATTATACAAACTTACTCGAACGTGTCTTGGATACCACTCGACTATTTCACCGACACGAAGCGTGTAGATGTCGAATGAATCTTTTACTTCTGGGTTATAGTCTGTATCAACGGGGACAATTGCTGCACAACCACTATCAAATAATGTAGAGGCTATATCTTGCCTAAAAGCTCTAGGCCCTTGATCGATGTTTGGTTGTAGAGTTAGAGCGGCATTAAGGGCGGTTGGCATCTTATTCGAATATCGACCCTGCTCATCGACTCTAATGTGTTGATAACCTATACCGGCGATATCAACACTCATCCGAGTATAGATAGACGTGACAATTGACCGCTCATTATAGTATCGGAGGCGCGGTCGGTCTTGTCGAATACTGCTGCTTGGTCCGACGTCTAAGTTATAACCGACAAATTCCTGGTCATTACTCCGAAAAGCATTCCATGCTCCTCGAAGACGATCTAGGACTGCCATGTGCATCACCTCCTAAACTATGGCAATATGTACGTATCCGATTATTAGTCATCAATAACTAGATCTGAGAACTTCCTACTCCCGATCTCTCTTAGAAAGTCCATTGTGGTCGCTTCTCCACGTAAGGTTCTCTCTTTAACTTCCTCTAGCCGCTGAGCCTTTCTTCGTGAGGCTCCCTTAAGTCCTCCTCCTCGAATATAATTCGCTAAGCTTAACTGAGAAGAAGCATTTATCTTATCAGCAGCAGAACCTTTACCAGCACCAACACGTTTAAGACTCTGAAGATTTCGCTCTTTTCGATACCCCCAACGCATACCTTTCTTACCATAATGTTCTAAGTAGATATCTGTCATGAGAAATCCAATCACTCAAAAGAGTCCTTATTTGCCTTGTACGCTATATATGCGTCCATAAGAGCGGACACATTATCAATCTTCTCTTCGGCTCGCTTCTTTAGAAGCTTCCTATTTCCATTTGTATCTTCAAGAGTTACGGCATTACCCATAGCAAAAGCCATCAACTCTTGATCGAACAAAAGGGCCCTTTGCTCGGCAAGGATTTTTAACTCACCAAGTGGGACAGACTCAGTTTTTGCCCCTTGAATAACCTTCTCAATACCAAATGGACCGTTCTCGACTTCCCATCGAGCCACAAATTCTTTTGCGTTATACGGGTCGAAGCCTAATGCTCGAACGTCATAGTCGTTATGCGTTATGAATGAATCGAGATCATCATAGACTTCCATCATATCAAGAATGTTACCTTCAAGAACATGGAGACTTCCTTCTCTTATAAATTCGTCATACTTTATCCGCATAGCCGCAGGAAGTTTCATAAGAGTCAAAGTTGTTATGTAACTCCGAGTCTTTATGCCAAAGGCCCCATTTGATAATGGGAACAAGAACGTAAATGCACAGAAATCGTCGCCCTGTGACAAGTCAGCACCAAGAGCACATGGTATGTTCCAGAACTCTCTTGATCTTTGCGGAAGAGTCTCCTCATAAGTGAAGAAGTAGGTATACCCTTCCATTGGAATACCAAACCGTTTTGCTAAAATATCATTTCTTGCCGCGGGAGCTTTCTCTGCTCTCTCAACATCTAGATGATAAACGTCATAAGTAACAGTCAATCCAAGATTAGGATTTGCCTTAACCCAGGTAGAAGGATCTGCAACTTCTTCCACATCATCAAGTTTATAATGCCATATAGAGATGTGGGGAGCCTGATACTCACCTTTAAGTATGGATTGGAGTTCCATTTTGATTGTATCGCCGGAACCATTCCGGATGGTACCCTCTGAACTTATGGCGACAATAAGATAGTCATCCATCTTAGAAGCGCCCTGTTCGATGGCACCAACCACATCTTCTCTGATGTCTCCAGACAACCATTCATCAATGGTTGATACTTTTGGCCTTAATCCCTGGAGTTTATTGATAGCCATTGGGCGAACTTCCAACAAAGAACCCGTTAAGAAGTTCTCAATGCCCTTCTTTGTCGATGCTAACTTCACTCTTTCAGCAATTGATCCAGAAGTATTTCGAATGCTGCCTTCTGTCAGAAACTTGAACAGTGGGCCTCTGGCTCTTGTGATAGCTGTCCGGAAGGGGGACATAACCTCATCGGCCTGCTTCATGGTCGGAGCGGTGGTAACCTGATGGGTGGTTGACGTGTCAACATTCAGAAAGTACGCTTGAATCGCTGCTGCGTACATAGACTTTGCTGCTCCACGTGCAACAATCAAGTACTGTTTCGTGATCAGACGTTTCTTTATCTGTCTTGTAACATAATGACCTGGAGCCCCATCAGATCCTGGTTGATACACACTTCGTTCTATAAAGAAATACCAACCAAAGATCTGTTCAGCCCATAACTTGAAGGTGTCAAGAAGATGTAAGTCCGAGCCATCTGTTA